TGATGGATCCTGAGTTGGAAGAATTGCCAACCGACTACATGCGTGGCTTGGACTTCCGCATCAGCAAAGGATCCAAAGGTGGCTTTGCTGATTACAACGGCTCTAAGTGGGCTCGCAAAGAGAGTGCACTCACAGAAGCTGAACAGGCAGCCATTGAAAAACATGGCCTGTTTGACCTTTCAACATTCTTGCCCAAGAAGCCCACTGATGTGGAACTGAAAGTGATCAAAGAAATGTTTGAGGCTTCAGTAGATGGTCAGCCCTATGACACCGAGCGTTGGGGTCAGTACTTCCGTCCAGCTGGTGTGCAAGCGCCAGGCAAAGGTGACAGTGAAGATGCTGCACCAGCCCCAGCGCCTGTGGCCAAGGCAGCACCTGTGGCCAAGCCTGCTCCTGCCACACAGGACGACGATGCCCCGTTTGACACTGATGAGGCTCCCGCAGCCGCAGCACCAGTGCAGGCCAGCAAGCCCAGCGGTCAAAATGCACAAGACATTTTGGCCATGATCCGTGCTCGTCAAAACAAGCAGTGATTAGAAATCAACACACGGGGGCGACCCCGTGTGTTCCTATCTCGAAAGGTAAAACATGGGGAAACCATTTGACGTTTCAAAATTTCGCAAAGAAATTACCAAAAGCATTGACGGCCTTAGCATAGGCTTCAACGATCCCACTGACTGGATCTCCACAGGCAACTATGCCTTGAACTACCTGATCTCAGGCGACTTCAATCGCGGCATTCCCTTAGGCAAAGTCACTGTGTTCGCCGGCGAATCTGGTGCTGGCAAAAGCTACATCTGCTCTGGCAATATTATTAAAAACGCCCAAGAGCAAGGCATCTTTGTGGTGCTGATTGACTCAGAAAACGCCTTGGACGAAGACTGGCTCAAAGCCTTGGGTGTGGACACTAGTGAAAGCAAACTGCTTAAATTGAGCATGGCCATGATTGACGATGTGGCCAAGACCATATCAACATTCATGAGTGACTACAAGGCCTTGGCCGAAGGCGAGCGTCCCAAGGTCATGTTTGTGATTGACTCACTGGGCATGTTGTTGACTCCCACTGATGTCAATCAGTTTGATTCAGGCGAAATGAAGGGTGATCTGGGCCGTAAGCCCAAAGCTCTCACTGCCTTGGTGCGTAACTGTGTGAACATGTTTGGTTCATACAATGTGGGCCTGGTCTGCACCAACCACACCTATGCATCACAGGATATGTTTGACCCAGACGATAAAATCTCCGGCGGTCAAGGTTTCATTTACGCCAGCTCTATTGTTGTGGCCATGAAGAAGCTCAAACTCAAAGAGGACGAGGACGGCAACAAAATTTCAGAAGTCATGGGTATTCGTTCAGCCTGCAAGGTCATGAAAACTCGCTATGCCAAACCTTTTGAAGGTGTGCAGGTCAAGATTCCTTACGAAACTGGAATGAACCCTTACTCGGGGCTAACAGACTTGGCAGAGAAAAAAGGCCTGCTGAAAAAAGATGGCAATCGACTGATGTTTGTGACGTCAGACGGAGAAATTATCAAGTTCTTCCGCAAAGGTTGGGAATCAAACGAAGATGGCTGCTTGGACCGACTCATGGCCGACTTTAAAAATCAAAAAGAAACGGTAAGTACCTTTGAGGAGGACACAGAATGACAGAACAAGTGGTAAGTGACATTTGGGGAGAACTAAAACGATACATCAACACTGTTGACCGTACCGAAGCAGCCGAAACAGTGGTGCAGATATTGATGGACAATGATTGTGACGCTGAACAGATCAAAGAAGCATTCAAAGGCGATCGTGATATCAAAACAGCTTTGACCAGTTATCTAGACAACGACAAAGACTATGTCGAAGACGAAGAATCTGAAGAAGAAGATTACAACGAAGACGAATGGGATGAGTGATGTCTCAAAAGTTTTTTCCTATTAAAACTGATACCGCGTGTCAGTTAAAATGGAACTGGAGCACTATAAAATTTTACACTGGCATTACAAGCTCTTGTCATAGGGTCACTGGTGACAAAATTTCAGTTGATACGTTTGACCAATTTCATAATACACCAAAAAAAATCAGTGATCGCAAATTGATGTTGGAAGGCACTTGGCCTTCTGGAGGATGTGAATATTGTAAAGATATTGAAAATTCTGGTGGGTTTTCAGATCGCCTATTGCATTTGACTATACCTAATCAGTCCCCAATTGAGCTTGAAACTGATCCCAGTGCAGTTTACATTACACCAAAAATCGTTGAAATTTATTTTGACAATATATGCAACATGAGCTGTTTGTATTGCTGGGATGGATTCAGTAGTAAGATACAACAAGAAAATATTCGTCATGGGCCTTTCAACAAACACGGTGTTTTGATTGATAATCGAGCAACCAAAGTCAACAACATTGAAGAATTAACACAAAAATTTTGGGGTTGGCTTAAACGAAACGGTGATCAAATTCGTTGTCTTCAAATACTGGGCGGCGAACCGTTTTATCAAAAACACTTTGAAACATGTTTGGATTTTTTTGAACATAATCCTTGCAGTCAGTTAGAACTTACTGTGGTCAGTAATTTGATGATATCTGATCTAAAGTTCCAAGACTTTATACAGCGCCTAAAAAATTTGGTACAGCGCCGGCATTTAGCAAGGTTTGACTTAACAGTCAGCATTGATTGCTTCGGTAAAGAGCAAGAGTATGTGAGATATGGATTAGATCTTGAGCAGTGGCGTCGTAACTTTGAATATGTAGTAAGTCAAAAATGGGTCACAGTCAAGATCAATCAAACATTGTCTGCGCTCACTATTAAAACAGTGCCAGAGTTGTTAAAATACATAAATCAGTTTAGAACCATACGCAAAATTGGTCATTACTTTGGTACCACAGTGTTTACTCATGATTTTTTACATCCAAAAATTTTTGGCGCTGGGTTTTTTGACAATGATTTTACGCATATAATACGCAACATGCCTGGTGATACCCCAGAACAAATTACCGCGCAAAAATACATGCAAGGAATACAACAGCAACTCAACGTTCAATGTCGTAACCAAGAAAAAATAAATCAATTAGCAATTTTTCTTGACGAAATTGATCGAAGAAGAAACTTGAATTGGAGACAAACGTTTCCGTGGTTGGAAAGAGAAATAGAACATGTGGTATAGTCGCATAGTTGCTGGTCTGGATGCTATTCCAGATTTCATAGCTCACTATGAACGCGAACTAGAAGAAGCCAAGCGCGAATGTAGAATTGGTGGCTTGGTCGAACGCAACATCAAAGAATTGCCAGGGCACACCGAGCACAGATTCAATCAACTGCAAGAGATTGAAGCTGTGCTTCAGTTTCTCAACATTCAGTTGCGCAAAATTCGCAGAAAGCACTTTCAAAAATATCTTGAAGCCTATGCTCGCGCACTAACTAGTAGGGACGCTGAAAAGTACGTGGATGGCGAAGACGAAGTCATTGACTTTGAAACTATCATCAACGAAGTGGCCTTGCTGCGCAACCGTTGGTTGGGCGTGATGAAAGGCCTTGAAACCAAACAGTGGCAAATGGGTCATATTGTGCGGCTGCGCACAGCCGGTATGGAAGACATTACAGTTTAAATTTATGAGTTATTTGTTTACAAGCGAAAGTGTGAGTGAAGGCCACCCAGACAAAGTGGCCGATGCCATCAGTGATGCAGTGTTGGATCTTGTGATGAGCAAGCATGACAACCGTTTAAGGTGTGCATGTGAAACTCTTGTGACCACAGACACAGTGGTAGTGGCAGGCGAATACAAAGGTATCTTGCACAACGAGGAAGTTGAAGCCGCAGTCAAGCGTGTGATACGCAACGTTGGCTATGAACAACCTGGCTTTGATTGGCGTACAGTCAAAGTCACCAATCTCATGCACGGCCAAAGCGCAGACATTGCTCTGGGCACAGACACGTTTGGTGCAGGAGATCAGGGCTTGATGTTTGGATATGCCAACAACGAAACTGATGCCTACATGCCCAGTGCCATATACTGGAGCCATCGCATTGTGGAAGAGCTGTCTAGAATTAGAAAATCTGGCCTCACCACATGGATTGGCCCAGATGCCAAGAGTCAGGTCACATTTGAATACAACGATCGCAGTGAACCTGTGCGTATCAGCAAAGTGGTGTGCAGCACTCAGCACAGTGACGATGTCAGCATTGAAAGTGTACGTCATGCTATTGAAGAAATAATTAGAACTATTCTTCCTGAAAACTATGTGGACAATCGCACAGAATTTTATATCAACCCCACTGGTCGTTTTGTTATTGGCGGTCCAGATGGAGACACCGGGCTGACCGGGCGCAAAATCATTGTGGACACTTACGGTGGCTACGCACCACATGGTGGCGGAGCATTTTCAGGCAAAGATCCCACCAAGGTTGATAGGTCTGCTGCTTACATGATGCGTTACTTGGCCAAGAATATTGTGGCCGCGCAAAAGGCATCATGGGCCACAGTGCAGGTCAGTTATGCCATTGGTGTGGCACAGCCCATGAGCTTCTACGTGGACAGTGATGGCAACAGTCGTGAGCTGACCAAATGGATTCAAGACAATGTGGATCTTACACCACGTGGTATCATAGAACGATTTGATCTATTTAGGCCCATCTACAGCGAGACCACCAACTATGGGCATTTTGGCAAAGCCAAACTGCCCTGGGAAAAAGTTGACCTGTTTTAAACAACACTGTAAATAGCAGTATGAAAAAGACTGCACTTGTAACTGGGATGACGGGCCAAGACGGCCCGTATCTCGCAAAATACCTCGTTGAAAAAGGCTATCATGTATATGGCCTGGTCAAGCGTTACTCCAATCCCAATCTAGACAACATTCGCTGGCTGGGCATTGAGAACGATATTGAACTTGTGACTGGCGACATCACTGATGAAAACTGTGTGAATCACATCATGCAGACCATCAAGCCTCAAGAAGTTTACAATCTTGCTGCACAGAGTTTTGTTGGCATCAGCTGGGACCTAAACAAACTCACAACAGAAGTCAACTGCATGGGTCCGTTGAATTTACTCAACGCCATACGTCAACACAATCCCAATGCTAGGTTCTATCAAGCCAGCACCAGTGAAATGTTTGGTAATGCCACTGAGCCCGGCCAACAAAGTGAAACCACACCATTTCGTCCACGCAGCCCCTATGGTGTCAGCAAACTGTATTCTCACTGGATGACCATCAACTTCCGGGAAAGTTACAGTCTGTATGCCTGTTCGGGTATATTGTTCAATCATGAATCGCCCTTGCGCGGACGCGAGTTTGTTACCCGCAAGGTCACAGACGCAGTGGCACGTATCAAACTGGGCCTGGCAGACTCTGTGACCTTGGGCAATTTAGACAGTGCTAGGGATTGGGGGTTTGCAGG